TAACTGGTATGCTTAGATACTGGGCCAGGGGCGTTCAATTTTTGCCTGATTTTGTTCAAGTTATCCCTTCATAATAATGCTTCCGCAAGGCATCCGGATCTTGCTTATTTTTCCATTGTTAAAGCGTCTTATTAATCACAAAGATTATATCATCAAATCTCTGTTTAATATATCGTAAATCAAATACCTGAATATACTTTTTATATTCTTCAGGGGTTATTTCCTTTAACTTTTCAATTCTTTCAATAGAGGGTACATCTTCAATTACGAGAATACCATCATCTTTTAATAATGGTAAATAGTGTTTTATGAAGTTAACCATTCCATTATACGAATGACATCCATCATCCAGAATTATATCGAATTTTAATCCTGGCACTACAAATTGTTTGTTAACAATCACTGGGTCATATGCATTCATATTTGTATATAGTACAACATTCGTGTTTGTATCCAATAGTGTAGGAACTTCATTGCGTAATGCTTGTATATCTATTCCATATACCTTCGCATTTTTAAAATAGTCTGCCCATAATTTTATACTACCACCACACTGAATTCCTACTTCTAATACTGCCGTAGCAGACTCTTTTTTTGATGAAAATAACATTTCGTATGTGTCCAAATAAGAATGCGTTATGTTCTTATCTGTATAACAGTTATGTATCAGTTCAACTAATTTCGTCATGTAGTATACATATACAATATATATACTACATTAATACGCAAACACGGTAGCTCCACGGCTACCGTAAATTCGTAAGATATTACCTTGGGATTCTTAATTTAAGAATCCCCTAAGGTCAGCGCAGCATACACTTAGCGATAAAGAACATTATCCGAATCTGCCGGGAAAAGCTGTACAGCATTGTGCCAAAGTTAAGAATCCCATGGTACTTTAACACAAAACGGTAGTAATATCATTTACGAGTGTATCTATCATATTTGTATTGATTAGTATATCAGCATTGACCATATTTAAATATGTAGTATCGTCCATAGTTATCATCGTATTAATTATTCTATATATTTCATCATAGGAATCGTTGTTTAATTGTAGGAATCGGTTGCTATTAATATACTTATTTACATTCGGCGATCCCCAATATACCGGTATTGTTCCAGCAAAGAGACCATTACATATTTTTTCAGTTATATAGTAATCTTCTTCACTATTTTCCATCGTTATGACAAATTTATGCTGTTTAATAAAGTGAATTAATTCATGTGAATTATGATCGCCACCTACAGTATACCCAATATTATTTTTGAAACTTCCACCATAAAATACAGGGACATATTTTTCAAGTTGTTCTAAGAATTTATTTCTTACTACACCCTTAGGGTTAGAAATTACAGCGCATACTGTCTGCGTAGGAACGATTGTTACTGGAGACATTGATCTCGTATTATTACAAAACAGATATGATATAAATAAAGGAAATTTTACACCATTTCGTTGTACATTCGGATTTAGCCCACTTAAAAAGCATGAAAAATCATTATAATGTTCTGGTATTTTTCCACCGTTTACGTTTATTATACTCTCACCAGAAACAAGTATTGTATATTTCCATTTTTTCTTATATATTAATGTATTATGTATAGTAGATACATGTTCACATAAAATATCGGCATCATTACTATTTCTTTCTACAAGTATTTCTGATTTAAATACCAGTTTAAATAATTCAATAAAAAATAATACCGTATTCGGATTTGTTAATTCTAAAAAGCCTGGCCAAAATTCATTAAAATACATACGGACAGGCTTATTTATTTCCATAGATACTAGTATTAGTAGTGTAATTATTTAGGTATTTAGACTATCTGATAAAGTCTTGTGCTATACAGCCGCAGAGAGGTATTTAAAATGTATATGACAAATACTAGTTATATGTATACTACTAATACTAGTAATAACTTAAAAAATATGATTAAAGTACTTACTAATACTATCAACTTTAAAGATATCATTGAAACATTTACTAAAACCGATAATGTAGGATTCTATATGATACATTTAGAGCGCGCAGTTGAGCGATTACCCTTAATTAAAGATTTAGAAGAACGTCTCGGTATTACATTGCCCATTTTTAATGGAGCCAATGGTCATGAATTGGTTAAAAATGGGCACCCTACTATATGTCAAAAGCATGGACATCCTACAACTAGAACCGCTGGAGATATTGGTTGTACTGTTTCTCATATAAATATATGTAAAGATGCCTTGTCTAAAAAATACGATTATATTGTTATTTTTGAAGACGATTGTGTTTTTACATCGGACTTATCTACACTATATCATTCATTTGAACAGTTTAACAAATTAAATATTTCATGGGATTTATTCCTATTAGGGATGAACTCAATTAAGACTGCACGTATCCCTGATACAAATGTGTCAATCGTTAAAGATTTCAATTGTACACATGCATGTATGCTAAATGTGAAATTCATGAATGAATTAATCAATACATATCAAGAATATTATAATAATAATACTACATTGTCGATCGATACAATATATTCAAACATATTAAAATCAAACAATGTTGATGGGTATGGATTTAATCAACAATATTTCATTCAACCATCTGGAATATATTCATATATCGTAGAAGGTATACGACATCATTAACCTTTACGGTATAAGGGGTTCAATTTATTCTCAATCTTGCTCAGGGTATATTAATAGGCCGCAGCATTGTCTATTCCATTGTATCTACATAGCCGATTATCTACGAAAATATAGTTATCTTTATTTCTAGAATAACAGTCGACAATATAATAGCCATCTGCCGCATATAAGTCTTTCCTCCAACGTATATCATTGCATAGTTTATTGTCGATTAAAAACATGGCACTATCAATACGATGGACACATATATCTACACCCTGTAGACCTTCACCTCTCAAACTGTTCTTTTGACCAAAGGTATACATTTTATTGTCGTCAAGTATATTCAATAATCTGTATAAATCAGGGTCAATTGTGTTGTCGTCGTCCAAGAAATATAAATATGTATCAGCAATTTCAATGTGATCGAGAGCATAATTTCTCTGCGGGTTTCCACTTATACCATCACCCTCATGTAAATATTCTTTGATTTTCGGATTGTTTTCCTCAGCAAATACCTTCGGATTTTCCTTTATCTTCGATCCATCGTATACGATTATCCACTCGTTTATATAGTCAAAGTTAATACTATCTTTAATCTTCATAAGATTCTGAGGTCGTATCGACGGCGTTATAAGTGTTACCTTATTACGCTGTTTGAAAATCTGACTGGAAGTACCATCACCCTTCTTTACTAGAACTAAGATCTTATCGTTGTCCCACCCAGTTGAACACTGGCGTTCATGTTGAAACGATACAAAATAGGAGTCTTGAAATTCATTCGCGATATCCGATAGCCTATTCGTATACTCATTTTCATCGTAGTGTTTGTATATACTCTGAAGTATTAGAATGCCACCTGGCTTCAAGTACTTCCATGTTTCCAGCACTACTCTACACTGATCCTTTAGGATATGTGTAGTATCTTCTATAATACAATCATACTGCTGATTCACTGTGGCAAATGCCTCTTGAATACTTACACTACTTTTTACATCAAGTACAGTCATTGTTACATTCTCAGTCGCATGACTCGCATCACTATCAAACCCATACATGGACGCAGATGTAAAATACTCTCGCCACATCTTTGTCGATCCACCAACACCTATCTCTGCCAAGCTTATGTCAGATGTACGATAGTTCTTGAATAATGAATCATAGAATATAGTATAAGGATGGCAATGGCGATCATTGGTAACATTGGCACGCTGAGATGAGCAATCTGTGTCATATTTTGCTCCAATATCACACAGTTCGGTTTTTAACGATTTATAGTCGAGTTTCAACGAAAACATATGTATATACTAGTATCATACGCTTTAATAGGCTATCATAGAGTTTTATTCTTATTAATTACAAACATTATATCGTCGTATCTCCTTTTATTTCCTCGTAAGTCGTAAATATCAACATACTTTCTATATTCTTCTGGTACTACATTTAGGAGATACTCAGTCCAGTGTATCTGAGGTATATCTTCAATCACTAGTATACCATCATCGTCTAAGATCGGTAAATATCGTTCTATAAAATTAGCCATACTTGTATAGGTATGGGGACCATCGTCTATTAGAATATCAAACTTTAGTCCCGTATCTATAAAGTTTTCTTTTATCCATATAGGATCATAGGCATCCACTTCTGTATATAGAACTACAGATGGATCTGTTCGAAGGCTCTCGGGAACTTCAGGCTCTAGTTTCTCTAGATCAATTCCATAAATCATGGCATTTGTAAAATAGTCTCGCCATAATTTAATACTGCCACCACGCTGAATGCCAACCTCTAAGATTTTCTTGGCAGTCTCTTTCTTTGATGAGAATAACATAGTATACGTATCTAAATACGAATGCAATGTATTCTTGTCAGTAATCGTAGAATCAACTATATCTACTAAATGCACCGTTGACATATAGCCATATAGATCGATGGATATTTAAGTAAGACGGTTGTCTAATACGCAAACATAGTAGCTCCACGACCACCGTAAATTCGTAGTATATTATACGTCTCGGCAAATACATAGGTATTGTATCGATCCACAAAGTTGTCATCGAGCTCTCCCGTCTTGCCATGGAATCCCAGACTCAGATTCATTCTCAGAATTTTATCGAGGTTTGCCTCCCCCATCGGCTGCGAGAAGGGTGTAAATCCATTCTGAACTGATAGGGGTAAGTTATAGAAATACCGGTTCACGAAGGGCGCCTTCCTCTGCTCCATGGACGGCAACAAGGATCGGAATATCGCCACGTTCTCTGTACTGTATCGATTCAGAGTCTCCGCGTAATCTAGGGCCAGCCAACGTATTGGCTCCGAGAATCGGGTAGAAAACCCTGACCGGATTGGACCGTACATATGATCATCTGCTCGGTGAATTAGACCTGATACATCTGGCCACCACGGGGCATATGGGCAATCGTTGTTCGACAAGTCGCGTGTGGCTAGAAAATGCGCATTGTACCCCGCTGCCTCGTACCTCTGACAATAGAAAAAGATGTCTCGTGCTGGATTTGGTATAACAAGACGCATACGGGCATTCGGATTGTTCTGATTGTCCACTGGATCAAAGGCATAGTGTTGGACTATCGGTACCTGGATATCCGCTATACGGAATCGATTCGCTTCTGGCTTGTCCAAATAGATATATTCCACCAGTAAGTAGGCATTTGTTATATCTAGAAATATAGGAATTTTCACATTCGGAATCTCTACTACGTTCACTGGCGGCCTTTGAGCCTCTAGCCCTGCTACAATACTGCCAGTCGAACTCTCACTATAGAACTGCGAGCCCAAGAGTGGCCACAGACCCCCTCCTTCCGTCGATGTTTGAACAATGGCCCCACTTATAGTTGTCAATCGTGAATCCGTATAATACAGACTTGTCACAGGGTTGTATTGTACTGTTAGACGGACCTCATCAATATTCAGAGCATCTATCGGCAAAAGACACCCTGGGTCTCCACGACTAAACCAGAATGGCAGATTTGTTATAACCCTCTGCGATGTCGTATTCAACCCCAGAGTTGTCTGACCAAACCCATTCAACTCCCTACACAGCTGCTTCGATGTTTCCACCTGCTTTTCTAGAGGTGTCTGGAACTCGTCTATGATCTCCATTAGTTTCCCAGGTATCGTGTCTACCACTGTACCCCCTATACTCAGAGAGACCTTGTTTACTAGGGCATGCCCCAGACTGTTCGTCCAACCAAAGTGTGGACCCACAAAGTTCGTACCTACCGCTGCCTGCGCTGTTATCTGAGGCGTCATTATATCCGGCATTTCCGTCACCAACAGTATCCTGCCAATCAATTCACCCCGAGTAGGAATTCGTATGATACTTGAGGACCCAAAATTCGGAAGAGTATCAAACTCTACACGAGACCACTGCGTCCCATATCGTCCCTTCTTTACTAGTACCGTTAGAAAGGAGTCCAGATTTGGCTGGTCCTTCGGAGGTTGTAGACGCTCGTCCTGCATTCCTGTTGATATGATTTTTAGCAGACTTGCCACCATCCTTTCTATTACCTTCGACTAATCTATAAATACCTTTGTACAGATTCCATTCTCGAACCGCAGCCACTGAAAGGCAAAGACAAAGACTCGGACTTCCCATTCCGTATCCAGTAATGCGTTCTGCGGTACCTTCACGTCCAAGGTCAGACGAAGCGAGTTCAGGCGACTGGCATTGATTGATCCAGTCGGCTCATGAGTCCCTGGATGCTTCGCGAACGAATATCCATAGATGTACGAGTCGTATGCCACCTTTCCTCCTCTGTGAGCCCTTGCAATGTGAGAGCGATACCACGCTTCGTCTTGACTTACAATGTCCATTCCATTTCCCTGAATCTTCGCATAGGTCATTAGCGGCTCTAGGGGGCGGAATATGGGGTCATAGTCTTTCTCGAGAGTCGCAGAATAGTTCGTCCAATTATTGTTCTCAGTCAGGGCAGCCTTTCGACGTAGGAACCATACAATCTCTTCAACCGGTTGATTGGCTTCTAGCGGCAACTGAATCTGAATACTATCTGGGCCCATTTTGTTCGTGATGTATTTGAGAGGCTCCGTGAAGTCAAACTGCTGTATCTCACGAAAGGGACGCTCAAATGGCTGCCGTAATAACATCTCTCGATATGGTCCATCAACAAATAAGCCATACGTTAGCAATTGGATATTCGGCAACCTCGGGATACTATGAGCTGTCGTTATTGTTTGGCCATCTGTAAACTGTACGGTCTTCGCTAAGGGTGTGTCCTCACACGATGCTCTGAGACCCGTTACAGACCGTACTATCTGATCGAAGCGCTTTAGAGCTACCTTGACTCGCATCGTTCCTGAGCGGCACGATATGAGAGGGAAGGTTGCCGTCAGACGTTCACGTAGCATGGAAAAAACTAAGGGAACTGTTATCCACCCATCCTCCGTCGGAAGGATTCGACGACCTGACCAGGCTTTGACATCGGATAACGACTTGCGACCCTCGACATCTGTAAGACCCACCTGCGTATTCAGATCTGGAAATAGGGTTGATATAACCGAGACGGAATCGCCTGTAATTCGCTCTAGAATCTGATCGTCTACCTCCAAGGTTGCTTCGTCTAAGATACTAGATCCCAGGGAATTTATATACGTCCATGCCTGTGTAGAGTCTACGTACGAAATCTTACCGACTTGGAGAGCCTGACGAACAAGGCCTGGAAACCAGTCTGGCATCTGAATCTGAATAAAAAGACCCTGAATCAAATCTCCACACGCGATATCACTCAATTCAAACACAAACTTCTGACCTAGATCGGCTGAACCCTTGAACGTGAACTCTCGTAGAACACTTGAATACGGTACAGTCCGTAGCTCTTCGTCCCGTGTAAACCGTGTAGCCTTTGCCGTCAATGGAAAAAGAGCTGTATCCTGGTCCCCCTAGGATTCTTTGTTCCATATCCGTTTCGTGTATTGATATCCATCTATCTACTTTACACCCGTGCTTCCAAATCCGCCTGTGCCGCGCACCTGTTGCGCCGGTGCCCCAGAGGCACTCACATGAGCAGGAATCGACATAACGTAGGCTACCTCACTGATATAGCCCATACCAGGTGCGATGACTTGAAAGAGTCTCGTACCTGCTTCTACCTTGGCCGCATTCGATCCCACAGACACCATCGGTGCCATGAGTTGTCCACGGTAACTCTTGTCGATAATTCCGCGGCTATTTGCCATAATGTACCCTGTCTTGTAAATGGATGACCTCGGTTCAAGAGTGAAATGGGAATCCTCTCCCGTCACCTTCCCACCAATTGAACTACTAGACACCATTCGCGCCACTACACCTAGCGGAACTAAAGTTGCCACCGTTGTTGGAGACACATCCTGTACAACCTTCAAGTCATAACCAGCATTGTCGGGTGTAAGATACTCTACCGTGCCAACTGTAGGATAGTAAGGGGTACCCTGCTCAGACACCTGGAGTTCAAGACGATACGTGGACATACTAGATATGGGCGCAAGTCAAGGGTCAATTTTAGGGCATGACTATTTAATGAATACTTATCTATACAGTCTATATGTCTAGCACTTTGATTTCATTTACAAATGAAATCTACAAGCTCCCTATTCGTGTAGGTTCAGTAACTACAAGTCAATCTGAATTCATTCGGTTATTTTTACTCGACCATCCAGAAATTACACGGGTTCTAGAAACCGGATTTCATATCGGGCTAAGTGCCGCAGTAATGCTCGATACAAGACCAGATATTATAGTTACATCGTTTGATATTTTTTGGTTTGATTATACACGAAAGGCCAAATTAATACTTGATAGCTTCTATCCGAAACGGAATCTTTTATTGGCTGGCAATTCCGTTAGTTCTATTCCCACCTTTTTTTCAATGTTTCCAGACTATATGCCCGACTTTGTATTTATTGATGGGGGGCATGAGCGTCCAGTACCATTTATAGATATGTATACCATATTTAGTAAGATAAAAGAAGGAACGTGGATAATGATTGACGACTACTGCCAAGAACATGGTATACATGGCGTAATAGAAGCATGTGATATCTTTATACAAACTAAGATATTAATCAATCATACTATATACAAATCAGGGGACCGTGGATGGATTCTAGGACAACGGTCTGGAATACCGGTGCCAATATCGGAGTATGCCGAGAATCCTGACAATATCAATAGTCTATTACAAGATACACTGTCACACTATACGTAAAAATTGACCGCGTGCCCAGCCCTACATGCTAGCATACCACAATGACGAATCATGCTGATATTCTTCACACCACGTGTTGTATGCGTAGCAATACCAAGATTACCTACTTCGATTGTTTCCTGACATTTGCTCTTTCAACGACAGTTCATCTAACATCCTATAATCTTGGATGGGATGTCCTATGTATTAGCAGCCTTATTGGAATTTACTATAGCATGTATCAATTAAATCTTGCTATGATGGCCAAGGATGATGAGGCTGCCCAGGATGCTCAGGATACCCAGGATGCCCAGGACCAACATGAAGATGCTCAGGCTGAAGATACCCATGAACGCGCTGAGGATGCCGATGCCGATGCTGAGGCTGAAGATACCTATGAACATGCTGAGGATGACGACGATGAGCATGAGTACGACGATATGCCTCCTCTAGAGCCCCTCATGGATACCGGTAATAAGATTAAGCAGGCCCTCGTTGACCTTAAGGAGTTGATTGCCCTCTCACGTGAGCAGTCAACTCGTCAACGTAAGAAGGGAACAGGGAACCCAGTAGCCGCGGAAGTCAATGACACTGACGGGGCTATTGAGTATTATGCCGACGACGATGCCGTGAAGGCTGACTAATTGCCAAAGACCAAGGTCCCCCTAGCATCCTCCACTCTGTAAATTCCCCACCCAACTGTAATTGCCCTCATGGTAACTCTTTTTTGTCCCGATACCGTCGACGGCAAGGTGTCCCGTATGTCCATGTAGAGTGTAGGCCGGTCTGCCGTCGAGAAATTCACAGATCCAGACGGCATCCTCCGCTCAGGTGCCAAGTAGCCATACGACGGCCCTACAGCAAACGAAATCCATGAGACCGGAATCCCAGGGCATTTTTCAGATTTCGCCCAAGGACTTATAGACTGCCAGACGGACGTGTCCCAAGCAGCTTCACGCTCCTTTCCAGCCACCAGAAAGGTCAAGGTGTTGTAATAATCACTAGTGCCAGATAGAGGGTTCGACAAATTCCACAGCTGATTCCTCTCGAGACAGTACTCCGATTGGAAGAACACCAGAATCCCCTCCGCGGGATGCCGCCCATCAATCCGCTTCGTGACATAGGAAGTCGTACCATTTCCAACAGCCACATAGTCCGTCGGATCGAGACTCAACTTGTTTTCAAAGGGTCTCAAGAAGGGGATCTGATTCGGAGTCGACTTCAAGAGTTTCTGAGTATCTCCACGCCCATATCGCTGTGTCGTCTCAAGAGTTATAATGGGCTTCCCAATCTTCTCTCTTACAAGTCCCGATAACGCTGTCTGACCCCCCACACTGTCTGTCATAGTAAAAGCCATGCCCCACGGCTTCGGTTTCACAGAACCAGATGAACTTTCGACCAAGTCTTCTAACCGACGAATCTTACAGCGAAGGCGATATTTCTGACCCGGAAGTGCCACTAAGGGTAAGCCTCCCTCATCAGGATGTCCACACCCAATCAAGGGTAGTCTGAGAGTGAGTTTTTTCGGTGTGGCGTTTCTCTGAATCTCGAGGGGTGAGCCCGAGTGTCCACCGAGTTCACTGATCTGAAGAGCCTCCTGATTCAATGTGCCCTGGAGATGTGCCCAGGCATAGAGGAAATCCCCCGAGAACTGCTGCAATAGAAGATTGTCCTGATAGAACTCAATGTACTCGAACAAGAAGGCTCCGATTCCCTGTGTATAGCCATACGAGATACCATTGGCGTCCCGTATCAGACTCCTACCATTCAGAGGCACGATGTCCAACGGAAGCCATGTAGGCAGTTCGACTACAAGAGATGCCGCAACCAGAACGTCGCCGAAAGCATCGAATTCCCATTCCACTGTACGGCCAAAGTCGACCATATTCAGAGGTTGGGTCTGTCGAGTCTCATCGAGCGTAGCAGGCCATGTACCCATGTTGTACGAAAACGGATTTGAGGCGGTTTTCTCGTTGCTTGTGAAATACTTGTCCTTTTCACCTCGGGCTACCAATTCAAAGAGTGAGCCCTCGGATGAGGTGTTTGGTCTATCCATATGGATGCTCTATTCTATCGGAGTCTAAAATCCGATATGGTTTGACGTGGTATGAAAAATAAACTCAGGTTACCCTCAAGGCACTCTAAGGATTTTTCATATCGTGCTCACTGAAACAATCATTGGAACTTCATCGAGAATCACCACCACAATTCTTAGCTTGGGGTTCTTAATTTAGACCGGCGGGCATTTCAAACCGGCACTAAAAGTAAGAGAGAATGGGAAAGCATCATACCGAAGACTATAAATTATCTGTTCGTAAAGCATACTTGACGAACAGATAATCAGGTAGAAACCTGTGACGAACAGATTGTAAAAGGTCATACCTTCAAGATTGGCTAAAACTATACGAAGAAACAGGTTCTCTAGTTAGAGATACAAAGAGACAAAGGACTGCTTATAAAGTAAAGAAGGGATATATTGATTTTTAGACCAACAGGCATTTCAAATGGGTAATTACTATCGTGAATTAAGAAAGACCAGTGGTTCTTCCAAGTTCATATAGGTTTGTAGCATCGCAGATAAAATGTATTGTGTGTAGACCAGGAGCCAAGGTGAGACTTCCTCCTAATAGCTGTATTTTTACGTTTGCTGGTGATCCAGGCTGTATAGTCACGCCGCCGCCGCCGGTCACTGTAATAATTAAATACACGAGAGAACCAGGTAATATATTGGAAGCACTGATGTACGTGTTGAGGCCACTAGTGAGTGTTATCTTGAATACCTGACCAAGAGATACATTTACTGTCATATATCCAGCATCACGTACAAGTTGTGTAACATCCTGTGAACGCACCTGTCCGCTTACGACTACTTCACCACCGAATAACGAGTCGCCGAGCGTATTGACACCCTTACCCTTATTCGGAAGTCCAGAGAAGCTACCTCCCGCAACATCTGTCGTATCCGGGAGGTAGGTGGGTTTGTCTGTGTTCATTGTTGTGAATATGGGTGAATCTGGGTTGATGAAGCCATTAAGAAAGGTAGTTGAGTCAATGATACCAACCAAGTATGTCGTAATACCATTATTGGCACCTGGGTAGAGTTTCTTGCCGTTCTCACGTAGAACGCGCCCGGCTGGGCAGGCGGTGGCCGTTGCACCGGTTACTTGCGAGAGAACACCAGTCGTAACTCCAAGGGCATTTCTGGTTACCGTATACTCGAAGAAATCATTGTGGAAGGGATTGATGGCAACTAATGAGCGTTTGGGCTGTTCTTTGAAGTGGGCCATCTTTCTATATAGTACTGTGAATACGTGCCGGTTTGAAATGCCCGTCGGTCTAAGAACCCCAAGCTAGTATAGAATGACTTCTACGTATCTTACAGACGGTTTAGTCGTTGGTAAGTGTTATGAAAAGGTAATTTTAAAGCCAAAGGTTCCGGTGATACCAAAGCGTGCCACGACACCACAAGAATGGGCAACCTGGGATATTCTACATACTGAACCAATGGGGAAATTTATTAAATCCGAATACAAGTATTATTATTTTGATTTAGACGGTATGGTGTTTACATTTAATTTAAATGGAAAAGAACACTGGACGGTATTAGGCGCAGAGGGTTATGTATTTAGAGAGGTACCGTGTCCCTCTAGCGTGGGCGGTAAAGGAGGCCGTGGGAAAACATATAAGAAGACTCGGCGATCAAAGAAGCGTTCAACACGCTCACGCCGTTAAAGATTAAAGCAATGTATTAATATCTTTTAATGGAACTGCGTCAAGCGTATAGTTCGTTATATAGCCTTTTGATTTGTACTTTTTATAATGTGTATTTAGTTTTTTCTTAAATTCATCCATCGTATTTAAGGGACCTATATATTCATCATTATTTGTATACTTATCTTTTTCTGAACTAGGAGGAAAGCTATCACCATACATCCACTCGCCTTCTTCTAAATACGGAATTAAACATTTATCCTTAGATTCTATTAAATCGCATTTTGTATCCTTATTGTATCGTACCATAATAGCCCCTTTAGTTTCTGTCCACATTTTCGCTGCTTTACCCATTTTCCTTTTCCGTGTTTTAAGCTTTTTTATAGGCTCCCACTTATTATTATATACTCTCCACCACCCTGTTTTCCCTCTGCGTACGGTAAATTCTCTTAGCGTCGTCGGGTCCTCTGTAGGTTTGTCCATTTTCCTTGTCGTATTCATCCTTCTAGTATATACATGTATTTTGTGAAACCACCTAGGTAAAAAAATGAAATACTTATCTATACAAGTACTACTACACACAATGCGCCTCATTATAGTTGAATCTCCTGCGAAATGTTCTAAAATTCAAGGGTTCTTAGGACCCGGTAATAAAGTCATCGCGTCCATGGGACACATTCGTGCCCTCGCTCAAGATATCGACGCCATCGGACTCAATCGGAACTTTGAGCCGACATACGAATTCATGAAGGAGAAGTCCAAGGCCATCGCAGAGCTCAAGGCGGCGGCAAAAGGTGCCGAAACGATTGTTCTGTGCGCCGACGATGACCGAGAAGGCGAGGCAATCGCCTACAGTGTTGCTGTTCTCCTCAAACTCAATGTAAAAACCAATCCCAGAGCCGCATTTCGTGAAATTACACGCAATGCCGTCCTGGATGCCGTCACCAATCCGCGTACTATCGACATGAATCGTGTCAATTCCCAACAAGCTCGTGCCATGCTCGATATGATGGTGGGATTCACGATTTCACCCCTTCTCTGGAAACACGTAGGACCGGCTCTGTCGGCTGGACGATGCCAGACTCCTGCTCTGCGATTGGTCTGCGAGCGAGAGGCGGGCATCGAGTCCTTTGAATCGGAGGCGTCGTGGTTGATTACGGGCATGTGGTCAAGCGCAGCTACAAGCGGGGCTACTAGCGCAGCTACAAGTTGGCCTGCCTCCCTGACAGATGCCCTCGGCGACGAGGAATCCGCCATGAATTACCTCGAAAACCACAGCGACACCCCCGATGGCACTGTTAAAGCCAACGTAGTTAAACCCTGGCTTGCCTCCGCTCCTCAAGCGCTGATGACGAGTACACTCCAACAACAATCGAGCAACCTCTATCACTGTAATCCCAAGAGAACCATGCAAATCGCCCAGAAACTCTATGAGGCAGGACATATCACCTACATGCGAACGGACCAAACAATCATGTCAGAGGAAGCAGTTGAGCAGGCAAAACGGATCATCGAGGCCAAGTG